CCGCAAATAAACCCTGTAAATGCCACCGTCAACACGAATAATATCCAAACAATGCCGACCAAATCCCAAATGCTGTTCATAATGCCTCCAAAAGACTCAAATAGAGCCACGTAGCACCGTCTTTATTAAACGAAAAAAACGGACTTAGGTAAACGTGGCGGTTTAAAATTATCGCACCGTAAAGACGGTGCTAGTTAAATGGTAACTAACCCAACAAACGGAGCCTTAAAACCCCATGCTGTCGTGCCGCACGACAGTGTGACAAAACCTAACCTACGCAATAACGCTAGATGAGAGTTAGCGTCAGTGTGATGCTTGTGAAAAATAAACATTCCGTCTGATAACTGTACTCTATGGCCATGACGACCGTCATCTAACAATACAGTACGAGCTAGAGCAAAATTAGTTGTGTTCATTGGTATCTCCAATAGATGCTGTCGGGCGGCACGACAGCGGAAAGTGAACCGCCTCACTATAGGCGCGAAAATTCTCGCATCTCGCACCGTACGGCACTGGTATAACGTAGTGTGCGCACTACGTTTTGTAAAAACGATAGGCACAAAAAAGCCCGCTTGACGCGGGCTTTTTATTGGTTGACTACCTCAACTGCGCTTGCAGTGCGGCAATCTGTGCTTCTAAATCGGCTTTTCGTGCGGCTTTATCTAGTCTATATGTTGCCATGTATTCAGCAAAGCCATCATCGCTACCATTCGTGTAGATGTAATTCACAAACAGATGGTAGTCGTTGTTTTCCTTCAGCCGTTCAATTGTTAGTTCAATTGAGTTTTCATTTAACTGTGTTTGAAAATCCCTTGCGGTTTTATCCGCTCTTTCCTTAGCCTTTTCAGCTTCGGTTTTCTTAGGTTTGCTTTCCTTTGTAGTGCCTTGCACTACGTTTTCGCCCGCACCTTGCCTAACTTCTACTTGTTTAGCAATGCTGGCTTTGACAGCCGCGTTATTTTGTAGCGTGGTAACCATGCAAGCGGCGTCATAATACAAAGTCAGAAATGACAGAATATCCTTAACACGTTGTACGGAAACGCCTGTTTCCGCGATAGCGTCACGCAGTGTAGCGCGCGTTTTGTTGGTGCGAGTGTCGCCCGCCAAGACTGCGCCGGTTTCTCGCAAATCAGCCAATAGTTTTGTTAGCCGCTCTTTACCAGATATAGCAAAGTTTTCAGCATTACCCACATCAACGGCAAGTGTGCCGATATCGTGAAGCAAATCATCAATGCCATTGACTGTAGGCGCATTGGTGATGATTGTTTGAGTTGCGTTGTCAATTACAGTAGTCATGGTGGTTTTTCCTATTAAGTAATGAAAACGTAGTGCTGACACTACGTTTTGGCGAAATGCCTATAAATAAAAGAGCGTGGCCGTTTGGCCGTTTCGAGTTACCTCAAAACATGTGCATATTATACCAGCAAATCTTTTTTTGTCAATCCCAGTCATACGGGGTACACCCCCCACCCCCCGAATTCGGCCACTTCGCGCACGATACTACGTATCTGAGATTTGGACATTAATCGAGCAGAAATCCCAAAATAAAATTTTGCATAAAAATCAAACCTGAAGGTTACCCCAAAACTCTAATTCAGCACGTTTCCTAGCAGCTACGGCATTATCTAAATCGTCAAAAACACCTAAAGCTATACGTATACCGTTTACCCGAATATGAGATACCCATTTTTGTTTGTTAGACGACCGTGAGACTCCCGTATACCCAGAAGTGTTGTTTTTCTGTATGCCTCTATTAAGGTTATTAAGTAATCGTGATGCAGGCCTTAAGTTAGCCCATGCATTATTTTTAGGGTTTCTATCTATATGATCTACTTCATCAGGCATATTATCGGTCATATACAGAAAAGCCAGTCTATGTAACATATAATTATGCCTATCTAACATGACGCGCATATACCCGTTTTTATCAGGACATGAAAGCACATCACCCACTTTTGTTCGTCTACTAGTCGCAACTAATCTAGTAAATACACCAGAAATGGGATCGTAATGCAGTAAGGTTTTCAATCTGTCTTGTGTTATTGCCATAGGTACCCCCCTCGATAAGTTGGATACACTATAACTCAAATATGTAAATACAACAATACCCCTCAAACAAAAAACGCCCCTGTCAAAAATTTTGCATAAAAATTTTTAGACCCTTACAATGCAGTCATTCTGGCTCACCCGCCACACTTATGGACACAAACATCCTGAACTTCATCTGGACCACAGATAGACCAATTGCCGACTTATGGAATGCAGCCTGCTGCGATCCAGACTTTATTACGGCCAATGAATTAGACCCCTCGTCAACGTCAGATGATGAACGCGAAGCTCGCGCCATTGTTTTCCAAACGCCTTCCGCGCCCGCTAAACCATCAACCCCCGGTGCTGCCAATGCGGTACGTCGGTTACTGCAGCGATACGATTTCTCTATGGCAGATGAGTCTGCCCGATTACGTACCTATGCCATCTCACGTTTACTCGACCTTGCTGAAAGCGAGAAAGAGAACATAGCCCTAGGTGCTATAGAGAAGATTGGTAAGATTGCCGAGGTAGGACTTTTCGAGACTAAGATCACTGTCGACATCAATAAAAAACCCACTGATGAGCTAGAGAAGGACTTACAGTCCTTGTTAGGTAAGTACATGAACGAGCTGAAGGTTATCAACCCCGATGACTAATATTGCACCTAACATTCTCCTACAGATGTCTGAGACAGACAGGATAAAAGCCTTAGAGCTTTTGTCAGAGATTGAGAGTCGCAAAAAACGTGAAGCAGCCCAGAAAGACTTTCTTGAGTTTGTTAAGGTGATGTGGCCTGAGTTTATTCACGGATCACATCATGCAAAGATGGCCAGAGCGTTTGAGCGGGTAGCGAAAGGGGAGCTTAAACGGCTAATAGTATGTCTTGCACCTAGACACACGAAATCTGAATTTGCATCATACCTACTTCCAGCGTGGTATTTAGGGCTACACCCGAACAGACAAATCATGCAGCTTTCACATACGGCAGACCTAGCTGAAGGGTTTGGTCGTAAAGTAAGGAACTTGGTTGACTCTGATTTGTACCACACGGTATTTCCTGATACACGCCTGCGACGTGACTCAACTGCTGCGGCTCGTTGGAATACGGACAAGAACGGTGTGTATATCGCGATGGGTGTTGGTGGTGCGGTAGCAGGTAAAGGTGCTGACCTCTGTATCATCGATGACCCTTTAAGCGAACAAGAAGGTAAGAGTAACGACCCTAAAGTGTTTGATGCTGTGTATGATTACTATATGACAGGTCCTCGTCAGCGGTTACAGCCGGGCGGGGCTTTGATAGTGGTTATGACTCGATGGTCGAAAAGGGACTTAGTGGGTCGACTTATTGATAACATGATACGGAATCCAGACGGCGATCAATGGGAAGTGCTTGAGTTCCCTGCAATCTTACCAAGTGGTCAACCGGTATGGCCGGAGTTTTGGAAGCTTGAGGAGCTAGAGAAAACCAAGATCTCTCTGGATAACCGGTTCTGGCAAGCGCAGTACCAACAGAACCCGACGTCTGAAGAAGGTGCGATTATCAAGCGTGAGTGGTGGAGAGTCTGGGATAGAGACGCACCGCCTAATAATATTGAGTTCACACTACTGTCGTGGGATACCGCGTTCGAGAAACATAACCGGGCTGACTACAGTGCGTTGACGGTGTGGGGTGTGTTTTATATAGAGGATGAGGAAGGGGTTTTACGCCCGAATATCATTTTGCTTGATGCTGTTAAGAAACGTGTGGAGTTCCCAGAGCTAAAGGAGTGGGCATACGAGGCGTATCAAGAGTGGCAACCAGACAGTGTCATCATTGAGAAACGAGCTTCTGGTGCGTCATTAATACAAGAGTTGCGTCGCATGGGTGTACCGGTGCAGGAGTACACACCGACTAAAGGTAATGACAAGATTTCAAGACTTAACAGTGTGGCTGATATTTTTGCATCGGGGTTTGTGTGGGCGCCGGAGGCGAGATGGGCTGATGAGCTGATAGACGACGTTGCCTCTTTCCCAGCAGGAACGCACGACGACCTTGTCGATACAGTTTCACAAGCAATGCTAAGGTTCCGCCAAGGCGGGTTCATCGGTACAAAAATGGATGAACCCGAAGAGGAACATTACTTTAGACGAAAAGCAGCGTATTATTGAGCGAAGCTTTTTACCTTATAGGATTACCCGACATGGCAATTGATAAATCGTTATACCAAGCCCCACAAGGCATTGGATCATTACCCGAAACACCGGACTTAGAGATCGAAATTGAGAACCCTGATGACGTCACAATGACAATCGGTGGTATAGAGATCGACTTGATGCCTGATAGAGACACATCTGAAGATTTCAACGCTAACTTAGCGGAAGAAATGGATGAGAAAGACCTGTTAACTCTAGCCGGCGACTTACTGTCTGACTTTAATGATGACATTGCCTCCAGAAAAGACTGGATGCAAACATATGTCGACGGTATTGAGCTGTTAGGTATGAAGATCGAGGAGCGGTCAGAGCCTTGGGAGGGTGCTTGTGGTGTGTATCACCCCCTATTAAGTGAAGCATTGGTGAAATTCCAAGCTGAAACCATGATGAGTACGTTCCCTGCAGCGGGTCCGGTTAAAACTCAGATCATTGGTAAGGAAACACAAGAGAAAAAAGACGCAGCGACACGTGTCCAAGAGGACATGAACTATCAGTTGACTGATGAGATGACCGAATTTAGGCCAGAACACGAGCGTATGTTGTGGGGTTTAGGTATGTCAGGTAATGCGTTCAAGAAAGTGTACTTCGATCCGCATTTAGACCGTCAAGTTTCCGTATTTGTACCTGCTGAAGACCTCGTTGTACCTTATGGTGCGATGAATTTAGAGCAAGCAGAGCGTGTAACTCACGTAATGCGTAAGACAGAGAACGATTTGCGTCGTTTGCAGGTGGCTGGCTTCTATAGAGATGTTGATTTGGGTGAACCAGACAACGTTTTGGACGAAGTTGAGAAGAAAATCGCTGAAAAGATGGGTTTTAGAGCGACATCTGACGACCGATATAAGGTGTTGGAGATGCACGTTGACCTCGATTTGCCGGGTTTTGAGCATGAAGAAGATGGAGAAACGACTGGTATTGCGTTGCCATACGTGGTTACCGTTGAGAAAGGCAGCAATACAATCTTATCTATCCGTAGAAACTGGGAGGAAGGCGATGAATCGTACCAAAAACGTCAGCATTTCGTGCATTACGGCTATGTGCCGGGTTTTGGTTTTTATTGTTTCGGGCTTATTCATCTTGTTGGCGCTTTTGCTAAATCTGGCACTTCTCTTATTAGACAGCTTGTGGACGCAGGTACATTGTCTAACCTCCCGGGTGGCTTCAAAGCTAGAGGAATGCGGATTAAAGGTGATGACACACCGATAGCACCGGGCGAATGGCGTGATGTAGACGTACCAAGTGGCGCAATGCGCGATAACATCATTCCACTACCTTACAAAGAGCCTAGCCAGACGTTAATGGCGTTGCTTAACCAGATTGTTGACGAAGGTAGACGATTTGCTAACGCAGCTGACTTACAGATTTCTGATATGTCAGGTCAAGCACCCGTAGGCACCACGCTGGCTATTTTAGAACGTACTCTGAAGTCAATGAGTGCGATTCAAGCACGTGTTCACTATAGCTTTAAACAAGAATTGGTGTTGTTAAAAGGTATCATCGCTGCCTACGCACCGGAAGACTATAACTACGAGCCAGATACCGGCAGTAGAAAGGCTAAACGTTCTGACTACTCGATGGTTGACGTTATTCCTGTGTCTGACCCAAACGCCTCTACAATGGCGCAGAAGATTGTCCAATACCAAGCGGTACTACAGCTGGCTCAGCAGTCGCCTCAAATCTACAACATGCCGTTGTTACACCGTCAGATGCTGGACGTGTTGGGTGTTAAAGATGCTCCGAAGTTAGTACCGATGGCTGAGGACATGAAACCGTTAGACCCGATCACAGAAAACCAAAATGTGTTGGCAATGAAACCGGTCAAAGCGTTCTTAACTCAAGACCATCAAGCACATATCCAAGTGCATATGGCTGCTATGCAAGACCCGAAAATTCAGCAGTTGTTGCAGGGTAATCCAGCAGCACCTCAGATTGCAGCAGCAGCGCAAGCACATATCGCTGAGCATTTAGGGTTTGAGTACCGCAAACAGATTGAACAACAGTTAGGTTTTGCATTGCCACCACAAAAAGATGAGTCAGGTGAAGACATTCACATGGACCCTGAAGTAGAAGCTAAGTTGGCGCCGTTATTGGCTCAAGCAGCGCAACAGTTGTTACAAAACAACCAAGCAGAAGCAGCTAAACAACAGGCTCAACAACAAACACAAGACCCATTGGTTCAGATGCAGATGCAAGAGTTGCAGTTAAAAGCAGCAGAGCAACAGCGTAAAGCGCAGAAAGACCAAGCAGATATTCAGCTTAAAGCACAACAGATTCAAGTTGAACGTGAGCGTATTGCAGCACAAGAACGTACAGCAGCACAAACCAATAAGGTGAACTCGTTGAAATCTGCGGCAGAACTAACTGCTAAACGTGATGGTGACGCTGCTCGATTGAAAATTGATGGTTTAAAAACAGCAGCACAGATTACTGAGCAGAAACGTAGCAGTAATCAGAAGATGGCGATTGATGCGTTGAAAACAGCGGCAACGCTGGAAGCTCA